CTTGACTTCAAATAATCTTGGATTTATAATGTGAGCATGAATGGGATTTAATAATACAGCAAGCAATGGATGGTGATAATAATGCAACCAATGTTCATTACATAATTTTTCGGAGTCACCATCAGTATTTACTTCTTTGCCAAGTTCCCATTGAAATCCATTATGAGTCCTCATGTCCTGATTTGTCAGTTTGTATTTTTTCATGTTATTTATATTTAGCCAATGCAAAATTCATAGTTAATTCAACATAAGGATAAGGGCGGTACTTTGCAAGTTCTATACCTGCCCCAATATCGAAAGACAAATCCTCAAGGATATTATCATTGTAATCGTTAGGATAAATCCTGAAACCAACAACTATCGGCATAGACCGGAAAGCCTTACCCGTCATCTCATCATGTTTATAGTTGCCATGCGTAACCACTCCCATTGAGAAGTAAGGAGTCGTCTGATACGCCCAGAGGTAATAAGTTGCCTTCAACGAGAATCCGTTTACGTAGAAATACTTCTCGATTACTTGCGGATGCCACGAAGCGGTAACAGATACATTAGAGCCTTGCAGTTCTGTTCCGACAAAGTAATTAATTTCATCAGAGTAGGACGTTCCACCTGATAGGTTAAAGGATACTTGTCCATAACATTTTTGACAAAAATTGGCTATTACAATAAGGACAATAATAATCACAATTACTATGTTGCCTTTTATATCTTTACTTAGTTTTTTCATTTTTATGGTATTATTTTAAAACCTCCTTTAATTAATTCAATAGGTATCGGCATAGGGTCATCTATCGTTACCCAATCAACCTGTGCTCCTTGCATTCCTTGATAATCAATCATCCCCATAATTCTAAACTTTACGTTTTGTATCATACGGGTACGGGGACCCATAGAATGTTCATCTACACTTACATCTTCTATAATAACATCTGCCCTTGCTATCTGTCTGCCACCTTCAAATATTCTACAGTGTAAATTCTCATCTGACATTATTAATTCTGTTCGTACACCATTCATAAATGAATCAGAAAATGTCATATCTTTAGCTACTATGGTAGCTTTTGCATGATTGACCCCTGCTACAAATTCCCTGAATCCATCATGTGAATCCATTGATGTACCGTCTATCTGGAAACGAGATTCCTGTGTAAACTCAATAGACACATCATCACTACGTCCTACCAGACCAGATTTACTATGTAGCAGTATGCTGGCCACATTTAATTGTTTATATCGTTTACTACCAGTGGATCACTTGCTTCCTCACCCCAAGCCGTTACAATAAGATAACCACCCTGTACGGGAGCCAATACAACAGGATCAGGTATGGGTTTATCTACAATTTTATGATCTACAATGTGTTGCTTTGTGGGTATATTAAAATCCTTGGCTGGAGCAGCAATTAGAAATTCGGTATCTATATAAACATCATTAGTTTCTTTTTTACGTGTTTTATATTCCTCATAAGATATAGGTGCGCTATTATAGCTCATCCAACTCCCAGTAGAATAGTAATACATACCATCTTTTTCTTTTAGTACAAAGGCTTCCATAATCTTAAGGTTCTTCTCAGGCACAAATCCTGTATATTGATTTGCCTTACCATATATAAGACTGTACTTCTGACAAATGCCCCCAACCTGTTGCTCCGTAATAAATTTGTGCAACGGGTACTGTTCACGGTAATAGGCAATACGCTTTACCAATTCTTCGTTTATTGATCTTTTCTTTAGTATTTCCTCTGCCTGTATGACTTCTTTTGTCCTTACAAAACCCATTTTTACAAGCCTTTTAACCTTGTCCTCGTTAAGTAACTTGGCAGAGTTAATAATTGCCAGTGCTTTCTGATACAGTTTTTCACCTGCGGTGTTAAACTCGGTGTGTACTTTAGTAATTACATCTGAGTAATCTTCTTCCATTCTGTTGTTGCTAAATAATTTTTTCATGATTAAAAAGATTTAAGATTGTATAACTTTACTTATTCCTTTATGGATACTTACTTCAAAAATATGATCAGCATAACTTGCTAATACAGGTTCGTGGGTTACTATAATAAATTGAATACCCAGTTTAGTACTAATTTCTTTAAGCATAATGGAGGCTTTTTCCTGATAATTCTCACTTAAGAATCTAAAAGGCTCATCCAGTAATATGACAGGTCGAGTACGAGGTTTTGTCATACTCCAGATGGCTATACGTAAAGCAAACGCAGCTACATCTACCGCTCCTACGCCTGATGCGGTAAGAGGATCAAAATTATTACCATCCCTTTCAAAGTACAAATCACATTCTGTTTTATTTCTACGTTGTATAAACTCTACAATTAGTTTATAAGGATCAATAAATATAGCATCCAGTGCCAGTGAAGTTATATCTGATATGTGGTATTGTAGTTGTTCCTGCGTTTTTATTCCTACAATACGTACAACCTCTCTTGCCTTCTCGTGTTTATGAAGAGAACGTCTTTTACTTTGTAAGGTAGTCTGTACGGAACCTAGAGTTTGTGTTATTTGTAACTTTCGCCCTTTTTCTTGCTCTAATTTATTTCTTAACTCTTGAATGTTCATTACTCTATTCCTTTTATCTCTATTGTCTTTTCAAGTGATTTCACTCCCTTGGTAATTCTTACCTCCAGAGTTTCTATATCAACGTCCAAGCGACGAAGTTTTATCTCTCCGTCTTTAACAGATGTACAACTCCAGTCATCATTAAGTTGCTTCATATAAATTTGTAGTTGTCCTGTAAGTTCAGCCACGGCATTTTTTGCATCATCTATCTTTTCTTTTAGTGCAAATAATTTTCTTTCGTCTGTCATAATATTATTCATTAATTGGTTCAAGTGCCTCATATACAATTTCCATAATAGAAGAATGAACCCTGTTTGTCTTTTTAAACTCTTCTAAATTCTCTTCAAAACTTATACTTACATCCCATTCTCCATCTATTCTATTTACAAAAGCGTCTATACGAGCATCTCTTTGTTCTTTATGTTCTATATGCTCCCGACTAATGGTTCCTTCTGTTGTTGGCAGATAGATAGGCTTTACTGTATTTGTATCAGCATACCAAAGATAGACTCTTGGCTTAAAATCAATTTGATCTGCGGTTTGTCTTGTAATACATCCTGGATTAACCAACAATCGTCCTGCAAATTCTGTATAAAAACTTTGATGATTATCTCCTGTTATTATTAAATCAAACTGAGGGTATTTTCTTACCAAACCTAATGCCATACCATCCGTTGCTCCAGGAAATGGGGAAGACATATATGTCATATGATGCCAGACGAGAACACTTGGATCTCCAATATCTATGGAGCCTTTATAATTTTTACAAATATCAGGATCTTGTCCATAATGACACCAAGGTAATACTTTTAATATGCCTGCTGTTTCTAATACATTTATTCCACTTTTAATAGCTAAATCAAGATTATGTTGTGGTAAGTCATGTTGACCATAAATTGTATAAAATTGTTCCGGTAGGTATTTTATAGTTTTAGTTAATAGATAAGGTGAAGGTTTCCAATGATGAAACATATCACCTGCGTGTATAACAGGACATTCATACGTTGCCTGTAGTCTTTTTATAAATAATATACTATCCCATTGCTCCTGATCCCAATCTCCTGTAAAACAGGTAGGTGTATCTTCCCTTAGGTGCCAATCACTCGTTAAGATTGCGGTTACTTTTTTATTTGTTCTTGTTCGTAGCATTATTTACCTCCTGCCCACACAGCGGACATATATTAGGGAAAGATACCTTAAATTCCGTACTGAAGGCTTTAAAATCTGCCTTCGCTGCCTCAAGTGCTATCGTAGTAATATTTATATTATTTAAGGCTTTCTGCAGGCGTTCTTGGTTATATTCTAATTCCTTTACACTATTTATATCTGCCAGTATTGTATTTACACCCTCTTCAAGTACTGTCAGCATATGATTTTGTTTTAATTCTTTATCTATTTCTTTTATAATCTTTAGTAAATTTTCTAATTTAGTCTCTTGCCTACCTAACTCTATACTTTTATCTATACAAGCTATAAGTTCAAGTACCAAAGGTTCATGTTTAAATATATCAGATACCTCTGCAATTTCTTCTTCCAGTTCCTTAATTGCCTGTAATAATTTTATTAGGCGTCCTCTGGCATTATTAAATTGAATTAGTCTTTTATTGTCCCCTTCCAATACCTCTAATTCCATCTCTGCTTTTTCAAGATATTCATATTGAGTTAATTCCTCCGTTAATAACTTTTCTTGTTCTTCATTTTGTTTGATATCTTGAGTAAGAGTTCTAATCCAACTATTAATATTTTGAGTAGAGATATCTATTTTATCCAGTTTTGCAACCTTATTAAAATAACTTGCTACCTCTCCTGAACTTTTGGTTAGTAGATAAGGGGAGTCTAATTGCATTTGCAGATTTACTTCTTCAATATTAAGAAACCTACTGATCTCTTCCGGAACTGAAGTACCAAAAGCCGTAAACACAATTGGCTCTTGTCCAATGAGACTAAGTATATACTTATCCATCTTATCTTTACTCCAGGTAATGATACCTTGCTCTGTGCCAAGGCTAATAGTGGTTTCTCCACCCCAAGTGGAGCATATATCACTTCCAGAAGGTCTATTCCAAACAACTTTACGCACAGCTCGGATAATTGCTGTCTTACCTGAGTCTGATGGTCCAATAATGACATTGACGCCAGAATGAAATTCAAATGTGGATTTTGCATGGCTTTGAAAGTTTTGTATGGTGAGTGATTTGATCATATTTTGTTCATTTTTTCTTTTGTTGTTATCTGTCAGGTTTATTTTGTTTAACTTCATCAAGAAGATAAAGTATTATTATTCCTTCCACAATGCTTATAATACCAAAGAAGCATCTACCCACTATCAATGCTATCATTTCTTCATCATTTTTAACATAGGTGATTGTTGTGATGCTACGTAATGCACCGCTAAGGCATCTGCCACGGCTTCATCTATGTATTTAATACTACGCCAATCTACTTCATAAAGTTTATCTATGGCCTCAATCATATCTTCTTTAGTAGCTGCTTTCTTACCCAGTACTGCTTTCTTACTATCTTGTTCCGAGTACCACTCAATAGGAAGGGCTAAACTCTCTGCTATGCCTACAAGTAATCCTGCTACGATACCTATCATTACTGCGGCACTGGCATTTTGGCTACCATGCGGGGATTCACTCAGGATATACTTTACATTATACCTTTGTATTAGTTTGATTAAAAAAATTGCTATTTCGCTGGTACGTCTTATACGATCATCGCTGGTACGTATTCTACGCTTCTTTTGTTCAGGGGCAGTCTTAATACACCCTGTGGCAATAATGTTCCCTTTATTCCCCAATACTGCCCAACCCCAAGCAGTAAAACTTGGATCATTGGTAAGAATTGTTGCCTCTTTCCAGGTAGTGTCTCCAGTGGTAAAGTCTACTCCTGTTAATTCTCTTGAAAATGATCTTTTAAATTGTTCCATTTAATTACTTTTACTAATACGTACTTCTTTTTCCTGTTTACCATCCTTTAATCCCTGAGTATAGCCTTCGTCATAAAGGCTTTGCATAAAGTCAGGAATCTGTCGCAGGTGTTCTATACTTTGCTTAAACGGGCTGGGTATCTTACCTATTTCCATACTAATTTCCATTAGTCGGTTATAAGCCTTTTCTTTGTCAAATTTATTCATTTTCTACTTCTTTTCGCAAATTCCCTTTTCGAGCTACTCTTCTTCTCCAACGAAATAATTCTTTTAATCCATTACCAAGCCACCAGCGGAATGGGTGAGCTTTCTTAAAAAAGTATTCCTCTCTTGAGTAGGCTTTACCTATCAATTTTCCTTTTTGTTTAATTACTAATGCCATTTATCGTTTTGGTTTACGTTCTTGTTTAAATTTACTTTCAATATCTTCCCAGAGTTCTATAACCTCATTGCGTAATCGTTGTTCAAGTTTATCCTGTTCAATCAGATGAATAGACTCTTCCATAGAGTTGGATAATGGAGTATTTTCAAATATATAAACCTTTGCACCAGTATGATCTTTCATAAATTGCAAATTTTGTCTTATATCATCTATACCATAGTCAAATAATATGGTAACAGGAGCAATATGGAAAGGTTTCCAAATAGATGATTTAAATACCTCAATATCAACTTCAACACCTATAACACGTTTAACCTCCTTACCTGCAACTTTCTCCTTTTGCCATATTTTATTAGGCTTATTAAATTTTAGACGTATACTTGGATAAAATGTCATAGCTTCACCACCAGGTACGGTCCATTTTTGCTCATAAGGACCTGCATCCATTTTTTGTCTCGTTTGATTACTACAGACCATAAGATAATTTTTATCAGCAATAATGCGACATGTACGACGTAGTTCCTCTGAAAACTCTTTAGCACGTCTTCCTCCCATTCTATCGCCTTCTACATTGTCCATTTCCATTGTTGTGGATAATGCCGTTAGGCTATCAGCAAACACACCATTGATAATGTTTGGATCTTTTGGTTCCCAATTACGTACGGCTTGGAAAACTTCAGTTACTTTATTAGGCCTTTTGTAATTCTCTTCATTTATCTGTAGTCCAAAAAGTTTGGCAAATGTTTTATCTAAACGAGCTTCAGGGTCGTAAAAGATAGCGTCACCTCCGAGACGTTGGACCGCACCAGCGATCTCAGAAAGAAGCACAGTTTTTCCTGAACCTGAGGGTCCAAATATTTCCACCAAAATTCCCCCTGGAAGTCCGCCTCCTCGAACTCTTCCGCCAGAAAGTGACAGATCAAGAAGGGTTGATCCGGTACTGATGATAGTCTTGAAATTGCCATCTAATTCCTCCTTTTTTGTTTTGGTATTAACTCTTTCTCTCATCTGTAGACTTAGTGGTTTTGTTATTCGTTGTCTCTCCATCTCTTACCCCATTTATAATTTGGTTTATATGCACTCCTTCTATACCTTTTTGTATTAATTCTATTCTTAACTGTTCGAGATAAGAAGAGAGTGTGGTATTAGGATGTACCGTCTTTTCTATGTGCCATAACAATACACATTTGTCTACAATCTTGTCAATTAGAGATCGTATGGAATCTTTAGATCTTTGTCCAATCATCCAATTCTCAAGTATGTTTCTGATAACTATAGATTTAGACACCTCTTTAGATAAAGCGTAAAGAGCGAGATATTTATTTATTAAAATTGGTACGTTAATTCCAATAAATTGCATCTCGTCTCCACCCTTATTCTTAATTTTAAGTATAGACATACCTATCGTTTTTCTTTAACATCAATACACTCATTCCAGATGTCACATTTGTCACACTCTTTAAAATCATCAGTATCTACTCCAAAGGTATGACCATGTGGACATTCTATTTCTTTACTTTTACCTGCTGAGGACGTTCCACGTTTAGGTACAATCTCTTTTTTCTCTTCTTCCTGTTCTTTTTCCTTTTCTACAGGTTTTCGTCTGGAAGGTATAGGTACCTCATCTTTGGCCACTTCCCTTCTCTCACGTTGGGGACGTGTTGGTTTCTCCTCAATTTCAGGTGTTGGGCGACGACGTTCACGTATATGTTCTGTATCTGTTTCAACAGTCTTAAGTTCACCTGCATCTTCCTCATCCCAAAGTAATGCATAGAGTTCTTCATATGAGAGAATTTTTAACATCTCATCCAACTTTGGAACATCATCAAGAATAGCCTCATCATAAGGATCTCTTACATCACCAAAATCAATATCACGGGCTTCAGGATATGTATTACCTCCCAGTGATTCCCAACGTAGACGAACCGTGGCTGTACGACCATTTTCAAGATCAAAGAAATCTTCAAATTCCTCATTCTCTTGTAATACCTCAAGTAAGGTATTTTGAAACAAGGCATCTGACATATCCCATACATGAATCTCTTCAGGATGTTTTTTGTCCCCTATTGGAATTACAACATATAAACTGCGGGATTTAGCACGAAGAGCTGTAAGTTCTTCCTTATCTGCATTCTCTTTAAACCTCTTGTTTTGAAACTCACATATTGGGCATTTCTTACCTATAGAGGTTGGGCAGACAACGCTTGTTTTATTTGCACCAATATTGCGATGCACCTTATATGGACGCCTGTACCAAGGTGTATCTGGCAGTGCTACTCCCATGTCTACATCATGCTCAGGGTGATGTGAATCAGTTACAATGTAGGGTAGGAAATCTAAATCAACTGATTTTGTTCCTTCATCCAATGTAAACATCTTAATTCCTTTTTGTAAAAGTAAATAACCGTAAGAACTTCCTGCCTTCTTTTGCTTTTCTGCACTTGCAATAACCTTACCTTTAAAACTAAATTTCCTTTCCTTTTTCATCTGTTTTTGGTTTTATAAATTGTTTGTAATGTTCACGAAAATGTAGATCAAATTCTTGTAACCATGCCTTCATTTGTAATCTACTGCCCAGATAAAACAGGGCAAGAATTATAATACAGATTAATATTGTTTTCCATATCATTATATAATCCTCCTTGGTTTTATTTTAGCAGCAATAGCGGCATTTTTTCTTTTTAATTTCTCATCCCTTTCCCATGCCAAATCTCTCGGCATTTTAGGTCCAGCGAAGTATTGCTGTCCATTTAGGCGTACAAGATTTTCTAATGCGTCTTTCCTTGCGTCCATGGCTCTCATGGCTGCCTGCGCAATTTCTAATTCAAATTTTGCTTTAATAAAAGACATACTAGCTGTCTTATAGGCATCTTGCATTGGAATAGTATTTTCTACAACCTTGTCTGTAATCTTTTCAATGTCAAAGGCATCAGGGCTCATACGTATTTCTTTATCAAGTTCTGCACGTGTTAATTCCAAGGACTCCTTTGCCTTGTCATAATCTATGCGTACGGTTGCTGTATAACGCCCCCATTTGAGCATTAGACTGGGTTGCTCTAACCACTCTACATCAAGAGCGGATTCATCAATTCTTATATCTTCTTCGTAATTCATATTGAATAGTTTAAAAAAAAATAGTGTCGGGTGCGTGGTCAATCGGAATTATATTATAAATGGTTCCATTGTTCTCTTAATCGGATCAGTCGGTCAATCGGATGAAATTAATTCGGGTATTAATGGTTACCTCGACCAGTTAAAGACCAGTCACGTCTATTGACTATTGCTCTACCAACTGAGCTAACGATAGAGATCCTCCATCGTACGGGATTCGAACCCGTGGCCCATAGTTCCCTTTTTATAGATAGTATACGAAACTATTGCTTTTGCCAAGCGTTGGTTGTGATCTTTCGACCACGTTTAAATGCAACGAACAATCCGGTTTGCTCTACCATTTCAGAGTAATGGTGCCAACTCTGCACCCACGCCCACTATTTCAAAGAACTTAAAGCAGGAGTTCAACGTCTTGTGCTTACCAGCACACTTGTAGATTTCCAAGTCTGAAAGGGTCTGACCCGACGTCTATATCCTGCTTATATTTTATTTGGTCATATTTGGTTCAGTGTAATCATCCATACATCCACCAACCTCAATCTCAGTACTCCAGTTTGCCTGCTGGATAGCAGCATCAACCAAACGAAGTTGTTTGGCATACCAATCATAACCTGCTGCGACCTGTCCCAAGGTGATCTTTGGAACCTTTACAATTACATCATCAATGTTCTCGGTTACGTTCTTACGTGAAGCCTTAACTTCAAATAAACCGTTTACATTGATTGGTTTCAACTGAGCGACTTTTTCGTTCAGTTCCTTACGTCTGAGTAGAGCCTCCGCTAATTTTACTTTCATGTGATTAATGATTAAATGTTAAGTTTCAAATGGTATTAATTTTTGTGTTAATTTTTTTAATCTTAGAATTTCTTCTTCTAACCATACTATGTAATGTACATCACCACAATGATTATGGTTTAAAGGAACTTCAATTCCTGTTGCACGGATATACTCCATTCGTAAATCCACCAATGATATTACTAAAGTGTTTCTTTTTATGTACTTATAATTTTTATTCTCCATAGATTATAAATCTTTAGTAATGGTATAACAAGCGAATACAAGTTGCGGAAATCCACTATCATAAAATGGTTCAATAAATACCTCCAGTATGGATGCCGCTAATATATTATCACCTTTAAGAAGTATAGCCTGGCAATAACCAAGTACTGCACGACGAATACTCTCTGCCTCCTGGTCTTTTAAACCATTTAAAATTGCAGCTATTTTCGTCCATGGAGAACGCCCCATTAATGCTCTACATAACTCAATAGTGGCGGACAGTTGTTCGGCTGCTTTAAAGGCTGTCTCCTGCCTTCTCGTAGGATCTCCATTTAGAACTTGTTCCAATATTTGAATTGCATTGCGTGGATGCCCAGTACTGCTTTCAACAATTACATTTAATACCTCCTCTGTTAATGTTTCACCTTCATCCCTTGCAATCTTTTTAAGTAATCCTTTCATTTGTGTCTCAGGGAGAGGTACTACCTGAAATTGACTACAACGTCCTTTAATGGTTGATAATAACTTCTGTGGTTCAGTTGTACAAAGTACAAAATAAACATGAGCAGGTGTATCTTCTAATATTTTTAACAGAGCATTTTGTGCATCATTCGTCATTTTGTGACACTCATCTATTATCCATACTCTTGTTGCACCCTCAATAGCTTTTAATTTACTCATCTTTCTTACCTCACGCACCGTATCTATACCACGGAAGTGGGCACTGTCAAGTTCATAAAGATCTTGTCCAATACAATTTAATTTCGTTGCGATGATTCTCGCAATGGTTGTCTTGCCACAGCCAGTTGGGCCGTGAAGGAGAAAGGTATGTGGACAATCTTTCCCTTTCTCCAACAACGAACCCAAGGTTTTGAGTACATCAGAGTTGCCTTTTACCTGGTTGAGGTCAGTAGGTCGGTATTTTAAATATAGACTCATTTTGTAATATGTTATACAATTCAGTTTTTAATTTTGCATTTCTCTGACCAATTTCCATCAATTGGTGTTGTTTCTATCTCAATGTCAAGTGGTACAATAATCCACTTCCAGGCCTCAGGTAGTTCTTCACAGGTCACTTTACGTGCCGTTTCAATGACGTGTTGAAGTTCATCTGGATGAACGTCAAGAATAATACTATCATGTATTTGTCCTATCAATCTTGTATCCCATTTTTCCTCCCTCATACGCTTATCCATTTGAATAAAGGTCCACAGGTTACAATGAAAAGCCGCACCTTGTACAGGATAATTGATAGCATCATTCCGTCCCATTGTACCACTGCAACGAAAACCAGTGTAAAGATCTAAATAACCATATTTTTGATATGTGTTCCACCAGCGTTTTTTCCACTCGGCATAATCAGCAAAACGCACTCCCCAGAAATCCTCCTCAATCTTTTGTATGTGTTTCTCAAAGGATTTTAATGAGGTTATACCATGTTCAATCATATGTTTGCCTATTGTTTTTCCATCAACTATTATCCCATCCTCCTCTGTCCATTTACCTTGTGGCAGTTTACACCATCCACAGGCCATATTAGGTGCACAATGGACATAATAATCACCATAGAACTCTGGAAAAACAAAACCATTCTTTACCGCCTGTCTTAAAACATCATGTACTTTTTTATCATAGGTTTTTAACATAAAGATCTGTTTTGTCATATCTCCATGCATATCAGATTTAGGTTCTTTTATGTAATGTAACATAGCAGGATCTTTATGATAACATGCTGCAATGCGGACTTCAAGTCCTGAGAAGTCCATTTCCATTAGTAAATGCCCAGGACGTGGAAACAATGCTCGTCTGACAATGTTCATGGACTCCTCATCTCGTTTTGGTATATTTTGAAAGTTAGGACTGTCACTACTACTGCGGAAGGTACGTACTAGGTGTAAATTAAAGAAAGGATGTATGTAGCCATTAACCTGCTCTCGTGCAAATGCATCTAAATATGTATCACGTACCTTTCTTAGTTTGCGTAACTCTAATAGTATGTCAAGTTCTGGTAAACCCATTTGCTTTAAACTTTCATCATCTGTACTACCTTGTCCTGTCATTGTTTCTTTAACAGATTCTACTTTTTTTACCTCATAAAGGTAATGAGCTAATTGTGCGTTTGAATAAATATTAACCTTACCACGTTGTGAGTGTTCCCAATGTTTATAAAGATTGGTATCTTTAAATTGTTGTTCCAGGCGGTCCATCCTACGGGTAAGATGCTTCTTTTTATTTTCTATATAGTCTAAATCAACTCTAAAGCCTTGTTGTTCTGCACGTGCAAAGGCTAATACTCCTTCATGAAAGAGTTTGTAAGCCTCACCTGTATGTGGATTTATTTTCATATTAAAATAGTATTGATGCTTTTTTATCCCAACTTGTGTACATATGTCCATCCTGGTGGTAGATTAAGGATCTTATATCTTCTGTGTTGTTTGATTCTTGTATGCAGTAATCAATAGTGGTTACAGCAATCCCTTCCATATCATATACTGAAGGACCAAAAGGTAACTGACGTACAAGATTCTCTGGTAATTCATAGCAATATAGCGGACCTAAAAACATTTCATGTTTTTCTTTGGAATGTTCTTTGATCCATTCAGCAGTCTTTATACTTTCTTCCGTGATAAGTATAAGAGAAGGAACAGTCATCTTACGCAAAGTAACCTGTTTTATACCAAGTTGGGTACAATCGGCAAGGAAGTTATACCCATCAGGAGGAGTCCATAAATCAGAAAGTACTACCGTTATCCTTACATTAATACCTCTTTTTTTACAGTCATCAAATTGTTCTTTGAATGAGAACATATCCTGATATTTATCTATTGAGAATGCTATGGTGTTTATCCCCCATCCTTCCAGAACTTCTATTGGAAGATGTTTTAATTTAAGACCATTGGTTTGTAATTCTAATGGAAAATTATAAAATATTTTACATATATTTTCTACTGTTGAGAGATCATTTAAAGGTTCACCTTTTGATGTTATTAAAACACTACTTACAGAAGCCAAATTAGCCATTTTAACTGCTATCTGCATATTACCACAAAATAGATTTTCATTAGGTTCAGGATAAAAGGTCATCTTTGATACACAATAAGGGCATTTCTTATTACATGGAGCATCAATACAAATTGTTAGATTATTTGCTTTCATGATTAAAAAGGTAATATTTGTTTTTGTTGTTTCATTGCTAATCTATACTCATAAATAGTATCCAGTGCGTTGTATCTTAATAACATATCTTTGCCTCCTGGCTTTTCCACCAGTTTAAATATCTGATTTATTGCATTGCCATCTATATTATCTTTTGCCTGTAGGTATGGAGAAACTTCACTTGCATAATCAACTATGCCAAACTGTACATAGGTTTGAAACTTTAAACTTGTAATACCTGGACGATTATCAAATATATGTGCCGCTAACATACTATCCCATATCCAATTTTGCACCGGCTGACGCAGTCGTACAACACTCCAGGCCTCTTCAAACTTCATGTTATGTGCCATTTTACCTATTGCAGGGTTTGCCAGTAATGTTACAAAGGGACGCATTCCTTCCCGAGTTTGTGGCATCAGGAAAGCATAGGCATGATTCTCGCTGTCCGCTACTGAGGCACATACAATGCGATGTCCTGAGGCATGAGGCTTCAATCCTGTTGTCTCGTAGTCTATGGCAATACGGTCTATTCCACGAAGATTTATTAAAACATTTAGATCTTCTATTATATCTATAATAGGTTCAGTATAAATAGACATTTTCTCCTTTGCCTTCTCGGTAATTTGTGTCAGATCATCCAGCCAAATAGTCTTATCCGCTATATTATCTGAACGTTCTATATAACTTGGATGGAACGTAGGACAAATCCAACAGTTAAAATCACGATCAGGAATTGTCCAACCTCTCCACTTCATAATGCCTCCTAGGTCCTTTTTCCATCTGTGTCCTATTATACTGTAAACCGCACTATTACCAAACAATGCAATTACCTTAGGCTTGTAATCCATTATAATACGCAGAACATTTTTACGACAACAATCTATTTGGTAGTTGGATGGTGTAATATTGCCCCCATCCTCAATAGGACGACAGTTGACTGAATTTATATTTAAACAATCCTCAAATAAATCTATTCCTACCTTTTTATAGGTCTCCACAAGAAGCCTTCCTGTTTTACCCTGCCATGGTTTGCCTCGTTCATCCTCTGTTTCTCCAGGAGCTTCCCCAATGTTTAAAATCTTCTTTTTAAAGTTACCAAAAGGCTGCATCTTTGGGGATTTACATTCTTTGTATAATCCACATGAAACACAGGAGAGTATTTTTCCGTCTGCTCTTAATGGTGCTGCCAATAACTTTCTTGAGGAAAATCTGTTCATTCCGTTATCATTAATGCTCCTACATACGCCCAATTCTCACCTATAAACTTGACACGATTTTCTCCTATGTAACATTTGGTGTCTTTATGTACAAGGGCATCCTTGAGAACATATGGAATCATATCAAATCTACGAGGTTCCCCTTCATAATCTACTCTCAATTTCTCTTCAAAGCGTCCTTGATCTGATTCCGCTGTCATTGACATTTTACCTTTAGACAACTCAATTTTTATACGTTCATCTGCAACATGATCCTGTTCTGCAAAAATCTCTGCACGTTCTATCATCTCGGTGGCCTCTGGTGGAAATGTAAAAGCATCTCCTTCCATGATAAAGAATTTTGATATATCAGGAAAGTCATCAGCGTACACTCTGCTGGAAATTTGTGTACCACGTTCATTTTTAAAATGTATCCATCCATCCCCTTCTGATATTTCCGTTGGTGCAGGATCAATTTTTACAATCTCTTCTGCACAATTAGCTGGCATGACAAAACTACCTATGGCCAGTTTAGATGTATTACATTTTGTATAGCGATATGTATCCCCACTTTCAACAATACCTTCTTTTGTAACATGTACTCCAGTTAATTCTCCAAAGCTCATTGATTTTGCACAAGAGCCTATCGCCAGTTTAATAAAACGAAGTAAATTGTCAGGTATTTTATGCCACTTACCTACTGTGGCAACATCCTGATCAAGTGGTAGTTTAATTGTGTGTTCAAAGAAGAACTCTGCCTTTACCTTTCCAGCTCGTAGGCTTAAGGAGTTTCCTTCTACGTCAAGTTTTACCATATCTTCCTTTATCCTACCAAGTAAGGCATATAATGCCTCTGCCTGTATTGCCCCCGTTAATCCAAGTCCTTCTATTGGGTGCATAATACAGAGTTCATCATTGTATGTGACAACACGGTCTTCCATAAAGGCAAAGGATGTTGTTTGCTCTATATACTCTTTGTTAGCCAGTCCTGGCTTAACAATGGATAGAGCTTTTCTTAAATCAGCTGTTTTTATTTCCATATTTTATTTGTTAAATATTCTGTCCAGATGTTCTTTTAATTTTGATATTGGGTATAATTGTCTTACCAAATACTTTGGTTCTATGTACATAACATCTAATTTGTTTTGACCTCCTTTACTTCTAAAAGAGGTTCCCCAAGTAGACGGTGTAAAATCACCAAATCTTACCAAAAGATAATATGAGTATCCAACCTGAACATAACAATAAACATTCTCTTTGTCAAGTATAGGTAAAACAGTATTGATAATCTCTGTCTCAGACATATCTCTCCGTCTATATTGTGCTGGTATTCTCCATTGTGCCTTATGGTAACTGGTAAGTTGTAACTGACTTGCCACCCAAGACATTGCAAACTTTTTACCTATGGCATCTGGTTCATTCATAGGATATACAATTTGTGTGTTACCAGACACTCCTCCCAGCCTGCTTGACATGTCACTCCATTCTTTGTATTTGTCTACGCCTGGATGTCTTTTGTGTAAATCTCTCGCACTCTCAACCATATAACCTACCTGAGCAAATTCAGGTTGAATAAATGTTTGAATGCGCTTTATAAGTAATTCTGACCCTGCTTCATAACCTTGCCCCGACTCGATCTCAAAGCCTTCTGTAAGAAGGGGTCCAACTTCTTTTTTCATTTTCCTTCATGTTTTAACCTGATTAGATATTCTAAATCCTTTCTGTAAAAGAAAGATTGTAATCTTCCACTATGTACTTCAGGTGCATCAGTATGGGCAAGTGCTTCCCACAAACAATCCTCTTCACTTTTAGACAATACACCTGCAAAATATAAGGTAAGTCTGTCTTTTGCTCCAACCTTTTCCATTTTAACAGCCTTGTCTCCAAATGGTTTACTTTTATCATCAAAGCCCCAAGGCCAGTGAGGTGTGAGTTCTTCTATTTTCTCTTTAAATGCTAAATAATTCCATGCAACCCTGTCAATAATATTATCTTCTAATTGTTGTAAGGTAATACCATATTTTTCTGAATAAGCATTTATGACCTCTGCCTGTCCAGGTGTAAGACGGAATTTAGGTTTTACATCTCTTGATGAAATTTGTACAGTAAACATCTCATCACGTGTACTAAACTGTGGTACAAGTATTGAACCAAAGTTACCAAGTTTCCTTGCTGTTGCACTATCTACACTATACCATGGGTAACGTGTCATTAACTTTAAGCTGGTGCAAGCAAATCCATGTACTTTGACTCTCGGCATCCCATGTTCATCCAAAAGCACCTCACGATATAGCCTGTCAAGCCAATTATAGAGCTCCTTAGTTGTATTTGGAATGAGTCCACCAAGGGCAATATACTCATAGTTGTCTACATACCGTTTTAAATACTTTTCATCACTACCTAAATGGAATACTGGTATTGGTTTAAGTCCTGCATCTTCAAGTATCCGCTGATTTATGTATGTTAATCTTGGGTTGTTAATTACGTCAAGGTTAGAATAGGTTGTCAGTTTGTCTTTGTTTGCCAACAGAAACTCAATGTAAGCATTGCGATAGTCATTATAGGCTGGTTCTGTGGTGTAAGAGTAATCATCATGTTTCCTGTCTTTTAACACAGTCCCCATCACATCACGCTTCTTCTGTATCTTCTTATGTTTGTTATAATAAGAAGGTGCACCGCAGTCTGCAAAAATTCTGTAGTTGTAAATATTATTCATCACATAACTTTTTTATTTCTTCTATCATATTTGGAATAGCCTTTTTACCTTTTACAAGGAACAGATCTTGTTGGCACCATAATAACTTCTCGGTTTTGTTATTTGCAAACCTGCGTATTAATTCTTTAACATCACTTAATTTGTCATACAAGAATAAATCATTATACATTTCTGTATAACTTAATCTATTAGGACAAATAGGAATGCACCCACAAAGTACGGCTTCTTGCATTGCAATACCCCAAGTCTCCTGCAATGCAAATGATACGGCAATTTTAGATCTATTAAGAAGTTCATAGTACTCACCTTTAGAAAAGGTCTCTTCTTTAGTTTTAACAAAAATCCAATCGGGCATCTCTTCTCTAAGTTCCCGGGCTAATGCATCAAAAAGTTGAGGTTGCTTTTCTTCATTCAGACGGTGTGGAAATACAACTATGTTTTCCTTCTCATTCTCAGTAAAAAATTCAGTAAAATCTGGATACATAGGAAATCCTGTAACTACAACCTTTTTAGGATCCACTCTGCGTCTACTGCAAAGTAAATGAAAGTGGTAAGACGTTGCAACAAAAATTTTATCAGCAATTCTAAACCAACCATTCTCAAGATGCATTGCCCAAGGTGTCATTCCTTGCTTGTTTAAAAAATCATGCTCATCATAAGAGCCAGCATGTAAACAGCCACAAATCTTGACATTTTTCATTCCTAATCCATCTCGTACATATGCAATATTAGCCAGTCCAGGATGCCACAAGTCTTGAAAGAACAAGACTATCTGTTGATCCTTCTCTGCATTACGCATAAGATTAATTATCTCTGTCGTTTGTGATAGTTTGTACAGGTTTGTATCTACAACATCAAGAAACGAACCTACATTAATTTTACCTGTGGTAACCATTGCAGGATCTATACTAAGTGCCATAAAATCTGGACCAGCAAGTCCTTCTCGGAACCACGTCCGCCACTGGTTGGAATATCTCTCCTCAAGTGGCTCAATTGGAATGTTTAAAATTAGCATCATTGTATTACCCCCATTCTTGCAAATATAGCAAGAGCAATAGCATTACGCATCTGCTCTGCAATTGGTTTACCTATAATAAAGTCTTTAATTTGATCCCCTTCTTTTATTTCAAAAGGATAATTTTTTACATTGTACATTTCTAACCAGGGTACAACATCCTCTTGAAACTTATCTAAATTAACCTTTTTTATTGTACTCTCAAGAAACGTGTTTGGTAGGTAACTTGGTATGAGGCGGATAGGGCGATCTGTTAAAAACAGACCTTCTTTAACCAAATCTTGGAATATGGGTAGACCATGATATGGTTGAAAGAATTGCCCTAATCCACCTTTAGTACCATTGGTGCGTAATCTTCCAACAACTTCTTCTACATCAAAACCATATGTATTCATAAAACGTCCGGTTTCATTAAGTGTAGAGATTGTCTCACCTGGGAAGAACGTCTGTACTAACCAGAATATACGAGCAGTAAGATCCTCTTGAATTTCTGCAAGTGCTTCACAATCCCCAAGGGACTTGCCTACTCCCATAGAAGTAGATATTGTTTCTGAGGCTGATTCAAAGCCTATCTCAATAACCTCAAGTCCGGACATACTGAGTATTCCTGTCCCATACTTCTCAATGAATTTCCGTACGACTCTGGCTGAGCCAAGTGCTATAAGGTGCATATCCATTCCTACAAGTGCATTCAGTATGTCATGCGCTCGATGTATATTGTAGAAAAAATCCTCATCCGTTAAATGAATATATTTAATACCAAGTGAGTGGCAACGCTGGAGCATTGTAATAGCCTGATCCGTACTAAGTATAACTCTACCTTTGCCACAATTCTCAGTAGATGGGCAAAAGGCACAACCATTTGGGCATCCATACGTTGTAAAGAGTGGGTGTACAAGATGCCCTTTCTCAAGGGTTTTGAGATGCATATCACAATCACTTAACAACAGACGCTGAAATTTACCATAGTTGTCTGGATAGGACATCATTGCATTCTTTAAAAACATTTCATCTTGCATAAGATCAAATCCAAAGTATTTTGTCACGTATCTTAACCCAAGTTGCTCTATAAGTGGACGATAGCCTACAAAATATATATTGTCTTTACCAAATGTAAATGGAAGAAAGTGTGCAAATAAGAAGGCACTCTCAATTTGTGGGTAAGACCAGAGTGTTACAATCTGCACATCTGCATCTGTAATACGGTCTAAGTCTTCAGGACGTATTGTTTCAAATATTTGTACGTCATGTCCCATCTGAGTTAAACCATTGTAACAAAGATATGGTGCATAACAGAAGCTGCCTCTGTTGAACTCCGTGCTGCTGGTATCAATGATATTAATCTGCATAAACCTCTGCCCCGTTTTCGTTGTCTTCAAACACAGATACATAATTAGCGTTAAAGACATTCATCAGTTCAAGTGCAATATCCTCACAGGATTTGCTCCCTAAAAAGTGACCTGAGTAGAGTTGCTGTAAATAAGTATCTACCTTCTTCTTTTGATCAATAAACTCTATCTCTCTGTTACCATGCGAGACACTCCATTTCATCTCTACATAAAACAGGTGCCTGTGTGTATATTTAAGATATTCTACACCAGGTACATCAACGTCAGGCCAATGATGAGTCGCCGCAAAGGTTGTACGGATAATAATGTTTTTTGTTTTCATTTTATCATCGTTAATAATTTAGTCTCAAAAGTAGGATCCGTTAGAAATGTACCACGCATGGATGACGTAATCATTGTAGAGTGCTGCTTTGAACATCCACGCATTCTCATACACAAATGAACAGCTTCAATAATACATGCCGCACCACGTGGTTTTAAATACTTCATTAAAGCCTCTGTTACTTGGTCCCCAAGACGTTCCTGTATTTGAAGCCTTCTCGCATAGATGTCTACAAGCCGTGCCAGCTTGCTAATACCTATAACATGCTCGCCTGGGATGTATGCCACGTGGGCTTTACCAAAGAAAGGAAGCATATGATGTTCACACATAGAAAACAATTCAATGTCTTTAAGCAAAACAATTTGATTATAACCCTTTGCCTCAAAAACTGTGAGTAGATCCTTAGGATCCTGCCCGTAGCCAACATACAATTCTTTCCAACTGCGGATGACACGAGCAGGAGTATCCTTTAGACCTTCACGAGTACAAACCTCTCCTATTAGTTGTAATTGTTGACGGATTAGTTCTTCTCCACTCATTTTACCTCTACTTTTCTACGTGCGATGTCCATGTAGATTTTAATACGCTTCTCAAGAAAAACTTTAGTGATGTTCTTTCCTTTTGCCACATAGACAGTATTAAAAGCTGCTTGAATAGTTTCAGCATCGGCTTCTTCTTTTAAGAGACGAAGAGCAAGATCCTCATTGGACTCATGAGGAGTACTTTCTTTCTTTTTAGTGGCTGTCTTTGGTGTTACATCTTTCTTAGGTTCTTTCTTTTCCACAGGAGTAGATGTTTTAGGTGCTTTAGAGGCAATGTTTTTCTCATGAATTTTTTCAACGACAGCTTTTACACTCTCTTCTTCTTCTTTCAGCACGTCCAGCATTGCTGCACGAAGTGCATCTGCTTCTTCTTTCAGCACGTCCAGCATTGCTGCACGAAGTGCATCTGCAGTTCTGTAACCGCTAAGTTTGCCACGTATCTCTTTAAAGAATCCATCTGTGGTGGCTATTGCTTTGAGCTCTTTTAGTGTTTCAGCAGCGTCCACTTCTTCTTTTAATGAAGGGGGTTCTACAACTTCTTTTTCCTCTACAATTTCTGTCTCTTCCACAACTTCTTCTTTTTTCTCATCTTCTGTCATAAATGTATCTATCAGTTCCATTGTTTCTGGACTAAACTGATCATCGGGTCCAATAAGAGGCGGATCTTCGGAACCTATTCCAAGTACTTCCGTTCTTATTACTCTGGTAAGTTCCTCTACAGATACATTGGTATCTATTGGAGGATCTAGGGGAAGAGTATTAAACTCTTTCGCCGCATTGATTAATTGTTTTTTTGAAATCATGTTTTTAAATTTTGATTAAACCTTGTTCGTCGATATGTTATACACTTCTGTTTTAAACTCCGATCTTTTTATCCCATAAAATTATATGTTCTCTGGTTAAATAACGTACACCGTGCCTTATGGCTAAATCAATTACCATACGTCTATTACTCTCTAAAGTCTCACGTGTAGCACCTTCTGGCATGAGTATTATTTGTGCTTTGCGAATAAGTTTCTTATCAAGATAATATTCTTGTATCTCTTTCCAATCCTTATGACTTGACACAACAAATTTAAACCAACTGTTTGGTAGATTTGCCATTGTACCAATAACCGTTGGTTTATATCTCCATGCAAAATCTACACCACTATTGGCAAGTTTAGGAGAATTGTTCCAACAATCTATGTAAAGTTGCAAATAAGGATCAGGCATAAGAACACATTCTGTCTCTACCTCTGTATAAGGTCTAAATTTGTATCTATCTTCAAATCCTAATAGCAATTTGTAGATTCCATTTTGCTGCATTAATGGGCTGCCACCCGTTAATACAAGATGTTGACCTTCTTTAAACTTTTCTACCAATTTATATTCTTCTATAAGGTCCAGCAATTCAAAGATGGGATAATAACTCCCATACCTCCAAACTTCTTGCGTATCACAGAATGTACATTTCATTACACATCCTTTCATTCTCAAAAAGGCTGCAGGATGCCCTATATGAATACCTTCACCTTGTATTGTATCCGCATAAAACTCTGATACGTTTAAGCAAGGGTCTCCTTTTGGTAAATTAAGGAGAGGGCGTTCTACTTCAGTAAATGGAATGATTTGCGTTGCCATTAGTCATAATTTGGATCATAACGAGCCGTAGTCTTTGGTGTTTCACTCACTTCCACTGCACAGAGCTGAGGAAAATCAGAAACAAATAGTTCATATAGAAACTTTGCCATACGTTCTGCGGTTGGATTAAGTGGCATTTCATCATTAAGATGTCGGTGGTCAAAATGACCATCTATCCATTTTTTTATTGGTTCCAACGCCCTGTAGTCAACAACAAAACCAACTTCATTTAGGGTAAGTGACCACAACTCCACAGTTACAACATAGTTATGACCATGCAACCTTGAACAGGGATGGTCCTCCGGCAACCCATTCAGTATGTGAGAAGCCGAGAAATGAAACTCTTTTCTGATTTTATACATAACTATTCTGATTTAGGTAATTGAGGCAAATCCGGTAATTTCTTTTTTACTTTATCTTGCCAATCCAACATGGCATTTGCTTGTTTCATGACCATTTCAGCCATTACTCCACTCCCCCCATTTTCGAGTAACCTATGTGCCCACTGTCTTAATAAATCAGGAGCTAAGCGATCCTGTCCCCGTAAAAGGAACACTGGTTCATCTTCAGGAATTAATCCTGCCGGATCTTGAATACGATCATAATCTTGTCTTGCGTGTTTCATTGTTTTTAATTTATTTAAAACTTCCTAAAAATGGTCTGCCTCGCCTGAGGTTTTGTAAAACAATGACCTCATTGGTTGAACCAAACTCCCCTTCTCGTTTGACTAATTCATTGATACGCATTAACCCTATTTTCTTTTCTCGGTCACCTGTATCTTGATTTAATCCATACATAGCCGTCACATGAGCATATTTGCGTTTATCCTCTGAAAAGTTTTTAAGTTTTAAACGATCCTGCTCATATGATTTTGCATCTGCCTGCGTAACTGTTATAACCAAACAGTCATATTCCTGAGAAATATTACGTAGTCCTTTCCAAATCTCATTTTGCTGATGACGAAATTCTGCCTTTGTTTCTGCAACCAGCAGATCTGCATAATCAATAATAATTACATCTGGAATAAAATTGTCCTGACGTTCCCACAAAGCCAGTTGGGTCTTTATTTGCTTGATGGTCAGTGTACCATTTGCATGACTTGATAATTTGAAACTGCGTTTGGAATCTATAAAGAATTCTTTTATCTTATTCTTTGCCTCCTTTGATGTTAATGGTGTTATTTGTGCAATAGGTCTAATCCAAGGTGCCCCCCACCCATGTCTTTCATACTCATCACAATGTTTGCAAATTTTGTATTTACCATTTGCCTTGTAGGCTTCAATAAGATCGTCAAGTGTAATGTCTTTCCTTACCTCATGAAATGTCTTTCCTTCAAATATACCATGATCACATGTTCGTTCAGTACGTTTGCAATCATTTATTTGATTATAGGCACAATCTCGTATAGGTTCCCAATGCTCACCACAATACTTTGCCTGATCAGATTTCTTTGCCAGATAAATACACATTCGTCGTAATTGTTGTGTCTCTGTCATATCTCCAGCTTGGAAGAAACAAACATTCCGTTTCTGTGTATATGCTTGCATTGCCATATCCATTAACCAAAATGTCTTGCCACGTTTCTCGGGAGCCATTAAGGCCACAAAAGCACCACGCACTAATTGATCATTCCAAAACTCTCCTAATTGGAAAGGATATGAGATTAGTGTTTGTGCATTTGAGTCAAATGCACGGTCTATTCTGTCTAATACAATTTCATGACTCAAATCTAAATCCGTTTTAGAGTTACCTCCTGTAGGTTTGTATTCTGAGGCTATCTTATCTGCCTCGTCAAGCTCTCCATTTAGGAGTAATGCTTGTATGCCTTGTGCAAATATCTCAAGACGTCGTTCTTTGAAATGCTTTCTGGTTGTCTCAAGTAGATACTCTACATTGATATCTTCTCGCTCATACTGATCACTTAGACCAGGTAATATATCATTTTCTATTTCCTCTGCAATAGCCTTAGGAAACTTTCCGCCTTTCAATGAGTTAAAAAATATTCCTTCTATATCACGACCTGGAGACTTCTTATATTTGTCAAAATAACCCCAACACCATCCAGCCATGCGTTTGGCTGTTACAGACTCTATAAAGATAGGATTCCACTCTTCCTGTATTTGTTGCAGGAACTCCGTGGACGTGATGAGTCCAATTACAATTTGACGTTCTATCATGAGAGTCTTTGACCTTGTCTGTTGTAATAACTACCATCATTTTCTAAAAACCACCACATACCATCTTCCATAACTTTTGGAGGTTTTTGTTCTTTGTCTGTTGTAACCCAAGCTGATGAAATCATCTCTTTTGGATTATCTAACCAGCGTTCCTGGTTAATCCAAGTGGTTGGATGAGGTATAAATTGTTTATCTTGCCATCGTTGACTTTCTTTTTGAGCCTCTATGGCCTCCTTTATTACAGGCCATGATGGACGATCCTTTTTGTTGCATAATTTTTTCCAAGCATGCAAAGTCTTACCCTTGTCTACTTTTCTTGGGTAAAGTGACCAAAAATATTCAAACATTTGGAGCATTAGATTTTTACCGTAACATGATCCTGAATACTCCAAAGAATATTCGACCAAATCTCCAGAATATGTTTTTTCTGAAGATAAACTTGAAGAGTTTTCTGAAGAATGCGCATGTACGATCGCGTGTGTGCGTGTACGTGAGAAATTCCGGTCTTGAATGTGTTCATAATTGAACGGTTTTGGGTTGAGTCTTACTCTTTTCATAAGGATTAATTTTTGGAATAAAAAAAGAAGTTCAAAGGTTTTGGTGGAACGGCACCTACTCCCTTTGAACTCTTCCTTCAAAAAATGAAAAACACTGCAAAAAATCAAACAACACAGCTTCTTGGTCTACGTCCGTTCTCATAGAGTGTATAAGGTTATAAATTTTTACATAATGCAAATATAATAAACAAAAGCTTCCATTCCAAATTTATTTTTTATTCTTCTGATTTGTAGAATGTTCTACTGCATTTGGAGAGCATACATCAGTTACCATTACAAATTTACAGCTGGGGGCCCAATAAAGAGGGGCATAGCTACCTTCCCTGAAATACATTATACGTTGGAATCCCTGATCCCATTTGCGAGTGGCACCGCAGTGCTCACAACGGTCGTAGCGGAATCCAATTTGTTGAACCCAGGAGTGTCTTGGCTTATTCATACTGTTTGTTTTTTAAGTAGTTTACTTGCTTTAATTATTGATAAATCCCATATACAACCACTGGACACATCCCAGCCGTAAAGCCATGTACAATGCATCCATGACCATGAGTTATTATGCCATTTCAATTCATGGTAATTTCTTATTTCAATACCAGAGTAATCTTCTTTTACTTTTTTCCAATCTATGGTATTCCAAGTTTCCCAATGGTTCTCTTTATGAATTGTGTACTTTTTACAAAAGGATTCTAATTGAATAAAGGTTTCAATAACCAGCATTCTGCTTTCATCAATCACCAATTCAATATCATGTTTCTTGATCCAATGATCCATATTATCCCTGCACCAGTCTTCCCATTCCCCGTCAATTGAATACCACAATCCGGTAGGTTTACCAAAACCTTTTTCTTTGGTGTATGTCCTTGTAAGTTGGATTACCTTAAATGAGGTGTTAATTATTCTTCTCATTTAGTGTAGTTCTTGATGTACCTTCACAATTATCACCACGGGCAACAATGGTTTTAAACCGTACCCGATCATCCAGCAAGGTTTTCAATCCTGTGAGTTTCCCACACTCAAAGCCACTGTTACCAACCATAAGGTATCGGCAACAAGCACTACCTTGTCCTATTTTACAAATTTCCTTTACATGTTTTGTCATTTTCTTCATAAATTAGTGAATTACAAATAGGGCAACGAGATTGTATTAATTTTTGATACTGTTGACCAACTTCAATTAGAAAGAAAGCTCGGGTGTCGTAAATTTCAACTTCCATGTCATTCTTTTTAAAGATAGACTTATTGCTAATCATGGTTCTTTTGCTGGCATTTTTTACTGCCTGCATAAACACATCTATATACTCTGGTGAGAAATAGAGTGTTTCAGGGGGTTGTGTTTTCATTTTATTAATTGTTTTACTAAATAATCTGCATCACTTTGTTTCATTCTTCCAGGATCTTCTTCATTCATCAGATTTATTACATTAGCTTCGACTCCTCGGAAGAGGAGTTCTGCTCTTAATTTTTTTGCCTGTATCTGTGCCTGAGGTTCTGGATCATACACAATTTGTACTCGTTTGAATATTTTTGCCATTAATCTTACCTGTTCTGGTGTAAATTGTATGCCAGATGTTGCAAAACTGCATGTACTAAAACGCCAAACATCAGTAGGACCCTCAACACAGATACCTGTTTCACGCCACTCATCTTGTCTTCCGTAAAGTATTTCTTTGTGGGAGAGTACTTCATGTTCACTTGGACAAGCTCTGTATCTCATTTCGTGTGGTGCATTAAGTGAAATACTACGGGTATCAAAACTAACCATTTGCCCATTCCAGTAAAATGGAATAAGGATTCTGTTTTTATAATCCAATCCATTGAGTTTACTGACAGGACCTGTACTTTGTAACCCCCAGATTTGTTTTAACCGTTCTGGATCAAAGCCTCGTCCAGTTAGATATTGGTCGTGATTATCCGTCAACGCTGTTATACCTGACGGCAATTTCAATTCCTTGTTGTTGGTCTTCTTCTTCTCTTTTGGTAAAAAACCAACAAGGATACCATACCTGCGTATGAGTTCACGGGTCTCTGACTCTGGGAGATAAATAAGTTTTGCAACCGTGGAAATGATTGGATGCCAACCACATCTCCAACAGTAATAATAATTTCCACTTAATTCATAGCCGAGATGATAACCAGGATTACCTGTACACCAAGGACACTCTGTATTGACCCAACCTGGACGGGCATGTTTATGACCTTCCGTTACAAAGTCAACACTGAAGTCTTGGTATAGTTGGATTACATCCATTTAAAATTTGATACTTTTTTGCATATAAATTTCTCCAGACCAACCCCTGGACTTTAATTCAGCGATTAATTCTTTTGTAGTAAATTCTGCCATTTTGGAATTGTTTGGTAAATCACGAACTGGTGGATTCTCTTCTTCCTTACCGTAGACTTTTAATTGGTAACGAAAACGATTAAATTCCGCTTTCAATGTGCTAATCTCATTAATATCAAAATGAGCGGTTCTATTGAAGAACCATTTCTTGTTTTTGAAGGTAAGTAATCCCTTCTTTTTTAAGAAGGAAAACATAGAGGTAGTAACACCATATTTCTTTCTAAAGAAATCGGGATTAGTAAGTCCTCCTGTAGAGGATTCATCAATCATTTCATTTAGGTAAGATTTATACCTAGATAGTGTGTCTGTTCTGTACATTTTTTTATGTTTTGATTAAACAATGACTCATCCTAAATTAGGATGTAAAAGTTTTGTTATATGCTCTAAATGTTCTACTTCCTCCATTACCTTATCTGGAGACATATTAACCCATTTAAAGATAATAATTTCACAATGAACAACAACATTTAGAAATGCCTCTTCTTGTTGTTCCTTTGGTAACATTGCAATTCTAGAAGCCTCATATTGCTCAAGACTTTCATTTAAAGTACTTACGAGTTCTTCTCGTGTTGCGGATTGTGCTGCCATGGCAGCCATTCCCATCATTGATTGAACCTTACTCATTCTTTCTTTTTTAGTTTACATATTATACAAATCAACTTTAAATTAAGGATTTATGGATATCTAACATACCTTGTCTAACATCATTCCAGGTAAGACCCAGTTTAGTCATTGCTGTTTTTGCAGCCAAAGCCTTAGCCTCACGTGATGATAAACAATCATAACGTTCTGGTTCTGCTAAAATGATGTTGACAATTTGTTTAGCTCGTTCTGTAAGTGCATCAAAGAAATCTTCTACATGTGCTTCTGCCTTTATGGTACTCATATCTTCCATAGTTTCCATTGGCTCATGTTGAAGTGTGTGTTGTCTGACGTAATTACGTAGGTGGTTACTAATACAAAACCAAAGAAAGGTAGAGGCACTACCTCGCCTTGGTTCATATTTTTTTTCTGCTTCAAAGGCAGCAATACATGCCTCTTGAAATAAATCTTTCCAGTCCATCCCTGATTCTTTGTGGGCGGACCATGCAAGTTTTCTGATTAAATCTTGTTTAGATTTCATACGCTGTTAATAAATCCATTATTGAAATTGTTATTGCTTCATGTGGTTTTCCATCAAGTATTGCATCTAATATCTTTATTTTTCTGTCGAGTATTAGTGCAAGTCTTTCATCAAACGTATCCTTGGCAAGTAAATAGTGAATATTAACACTTTCTTTCTGTCCAATACGGTGGCACCTGTCTTCTGCCTGGACCATTTCGCCAGGCGTCCATGGCAATTCAAGGAATGCTACATTTGATGCTGCGGTAAGGGTAATACCTATACCTGCGGCTTTGATGTTTCCTACAAATAGCCTTACTTTAGAATCATTCTGAAAAGAATCAACAACTTCCATTCTTAAATTACCAGTAATACTTCCATCAAGTTTAACTGCTCTGCGTCCAAATTTAGACATAATTGCATCTATCACAAATTTGTGTGTTGCAAATACAACCAGTTTTTCTTCACTCTCAATAAAATCAGCAATCCATTCTATTGCCTGTGGTAGTTTGCCTCGTGCTGTTAATTGACGCAAAGTGTTTGTTTGAACAAGTAACTCTGCATTTAAGGCTTTTATTGCTGCTCCTTCCCCCTTTGTATGGCGTAAGAATGTAATGAAATCTGCCTCTGCCATATGGTACTCTTGCTCATTAGACAAAGACAA